CCCTCGCCATTTATATTGCTTAACTAGATCAGACCTACTAAAGGGAAATCCTGAATAATCGCAAGTTCCAATAGGTTCAATGACGTCCTTTCTAACGTAATCTCCCATTTGCGTATTTACAGGGATCACTTTTAAGCTAGTTGCCATATACCTCCAGTTTAAGCGGTACTTCCGTTGTATTATTAATCACTGCTGGATTTAAAGTTTCCTGATATCTCATTTTTAAACCTTCTTCTTTTTCAGGAGCGTATTGTGCTGCTAGCATGCTAGCGAGTCCATATATTAGAGGAGTATAAAAATATGATGGGATATCTATACTTTGCGTGTAATTCTCTAGTGTTTCTATACTACTTTGACCGCTATACATTATTAAATTATACATTGGAGCAGCAGTCTGCCATATATACAAAGACGGAGTCCGCTGGTAATCAACGTAGTAAATAGTAGGTCTACCGATTTGTGATTTATTGGGATAGGTTAAATATTCATATCTGGATACCTCGCTCATGGTAGTATCCTGGCTTATACTATTAAAATAAAGTTCTTCAATATCGAGTGTGTATCCTCCTGTTTCTTTAATTCTATATGCCCTTGCATAAATTGGATCAGGTACATAAAACCATGAAATTACATGTGCTTGATATGGATATAATGGAGGAGGAGTAAAAACAGGAAACCAATTTATCGTATCCTGTGATGCTTCTAAAACTAAGCTATATGGACGATTAGAAACATAACTTTGAATGCCGATAATGCTGATTTGCTTTGTAACTCCCAGGCCATAATCATAAGAAATATTGCCGTTTTGAACGTCTTGTGTACATCTTGTCAGTGGATTACCATCAAAAGCATAAGCAGCAATTCCTCCACCGTTTCCATCATAAGTATTTGCGGTATTTGATTGCGGTGTTCCATTTAATTGTCTTACGTTGCTTCTTAAGAATACCTGAAATATTTTATTAATGTTGCTTGGCAGAGGGTATGATGCTTGTCCAGGGGTTAAAAAAACAGGATTTAATTTTAGTGTCCATAAATTGACATTAGAGTTAGCCCAATCACTTAAAATAAAATTAATAATAGTAAGTGCTGAATTATATTGTTCGGCAGTGACCATGCTCAGAGGCATACCGATTAACTCATAAGCCTTTCTGATAATCAGCTCTCCTTTTATGCTATTAAAACTATAACTTCCACTAGTTGCCGGCATTTTATCTTCCTTTTTAGTTACAATTGTAGGAATTGAGCTTTAAGAACTGAATTACTTGCATTAGTACCAATTTTAATGAGTAAATTGGAAGCTAAAGAATTATACTGTATTAATGCAGACGCAGTAGCAGCGGCGGCTAGAGCTGCAAAATTACCGTTAGCGGCAGACGTTAAATCATCATATTTGCCCATGCCTAAATTATTCTTTAGCGATAAAAACACCTGATAAGTAGCAGGGTTAGCTGTTGCTGCTACGATATTTAAGGCATAGCTTATAGAAGAAGTATTGGTCTTAGCGGTATTTAATAGAATCATTGGAAAATACCCAACAGAAGCAACGCCGACTTGAACGGTAGAGCCTGTAGTGCCGGTTGGAATTATCTGTGTCACAGTATCAAAGCAGTTGACGCTTGTAACTGTTGTGTTATTTGGTCCAGTTAAGGTTTCACTAATGAAAACCCCATTCTGATAACCGGTAATAAGAAAATTAATACCAGAAAGATTGGCAGCTGAATTAAGCGTAATTCTTGGAACAATACCGAAATCAATAAAATTAATTGTTCCTGTGATTTTGTTAACATAAGAACCATTTAACAGCAGCGGAATATTTGCGGTTAGTGTTTGAAAAAGCGATATGCCATTGACAACTGGAATAGGCCAGTTATATTCGTAGAATTGGGACATAATTTTCTCCTAATTTTAAGTTCTTTTACAAAACATGGAAGCACTTGGCTCATTAAAGCTTAAGTGCTTCTTTTTTTATAAGGTTTAAGCTGTAGAACCTTGTGCGCCAATTACTCCAAGAGGAGTAAACATACCAAAAGAATAACGACCAGATGCAAGCACTGACATGGTTTCAGTTACGGGATCGGTTGTTACGTTTACTTTAAGCGGACGTCTTACGAAATGCTTACGACTTCCCTTAACGTTAGTTAATCCAAACCAGTTGCTAGGACTTGTTAAGAAATGGCTTACTTCATAACCTTGCGGAATAGCCTTCATGTTATAAAGTGCGTTTATATCGTTATTAGCCGTTCCTGTTCTAAATACAGATTCAAGTAACCTGCAACCTGAGAACATTAAATCTTGTGGAAGTAGCAATCTCTCAATTTGAGCATTAATTAGTAGTCCTGCTTGATCTTTCATTTTACCAGCAAGAATTACTGCCTGCTCTACTCCTGCCTCGCTAAAGTCGACATTAATATTAACGCCGTTATATGCCCCAACTCTGTTAGAATAAACACCTCCGTCGTAAGGCTGAGAACCAGAGCAAAGAGGTTGTCCGTTGGCTTGAGCTGCTGCTACGTTAAACGCCTGGTTAAAAGGATTCATTGCTACTACTTCTCTGGTTTGTTCATAGGAAGTAGTAAGCGATTTAGTACCATTAAAGAACTGATCGGCATAAAGATCATCTTCCATGGCAATATTAGTAATCTGAAAACCGAGGGCAAATTCCCGGTGGACAAATTCATAAATAAACCGCTCAGCCATGCTATCCATTTTAATAGGAGCACCTTGGGTTTTCTCAAGTGCATAGCCAGTGCCTCTAATATCAACCATCCTTTCGGTATGTTTGACAGAATTAGCCTGTTCATAGATTTTGGTATATTCCCCCTTAAACCGATCATACTGAGATTTTACCTCATAAAGACCTGGCCAAAGCAGACTTGGAATATCACCGGTTGTTATAATAGACATAATTAATTACCTTTATTTTTAGTTTTCTTTACTGATCCTGCTTTAACAGGTGTTTTTTTCTTCTCTTTCGGTAGGTATAATCCTTCCTTTAAAAGAGACGGCATATTGCCGCTTGTTATTATGGACATAACCTTATACTCCTATGCTCCGGCTGTTGGACCTGCTACGCCGCTTGATCCGTACATATGCTTGTTAAACTTAACTAGTAGGTTGGTAAATGGCATATTTACTCCCGGTACTAATCCTGTAGGATTTGCGTTACCGGTAATTACAGGATCAATTCCAATAATTTTTACGTCTAAGGTAGCTGTAGTAGCTGAGTAAGTTGAGCCATCGAGATAGTAAACAGAGCCGTATATATTACTACCGGTACGTGGATTTTGACCACCTGCGATAGCAGTAGCATCCGTGAAGGTTATTCCTGCCACTGATAAACTGGCATTAAGACCAAGCCCGGTTGCTAAAAAAGTTATTCCTGTTGCAGCTGCTACAGAACTTGATACTTGCACTCTGAATACCGCCATTGGATCATCATTGACATATGCAATAATAGCTGTGCCGGCTTTTACCGCTCTACCGCCCGGCCAGTAATCAGATTCAACAAGTATACCGGTATTTGCATCAGTATAAGCGCAGCTTATGAACACCCCAAGGAAAGCGTCTGCGTCTGCTGTTGCAACAGCTTGTACCTGTGTTCCGTTTGTTGGAGCTGATAACTTTTGTGGTGCTATTGTTCCTGCCATGACAGCAAGGCCTGGGGCACTTACAAATTTAATGGGATCACCTTGAAAAATACTGTTTGGCTGCGTGGTTAAGCCGTCAGCGGATGCGTAAATAAAGTATTGACCTAGTTTTTGTGTTCCGCCGTTTCCTATTTGAGACTGAACTACTTCCAAACCATAAGGTCTATTAATGCCGTTAGACATAATTTCCTCGTATATTGTTAATTATTAAAAAATATAAATATTTTAAATTTAAAAAAAGATAAGCTAATTCAAGCTCAGGAGACCTTTTAACGTCTAGTTATGACGATAAACTTTGTTATAGATAAGTTTCAAAACTAGCCTTTTTGTGTCTTGCGATGACAGAGGTAGCTTTTTAGAAGATTTAGCTACAAACTACGCCTTTTAACGTCTAGCAATGACGGAGACCTTTTTAAGCCCGGTCATGACTTTTTTTACCTAATTATATTATAGCAAAAAGACTGCTGCTTTTGCAAATCGTACTACTATTTAAGCTTTTTTAAGTTTTTTATGAGAATCTGCGTACTTATCTAATAAGTTTTTGATCATTCTTTGATATGGTACATGATGGTTTAATGCTTGAGATTTAAAAAAATCTACACTGTCTTTACTTAAAACAAGAGTTACTTTAACAGATTCTTTTTTTAGTACCAATTCTTTTGGGGATGGTAGGAAATCGTTAATTATTTCTACTTTACCGATTTCACCTTTTGTATACTTGATTTTCTTTGTCATAAATTTTCCTTCCTTTTCTCCAGTAACCAGCTCCAAGTATTCTTATACAGTGACCTCTTATGGTAAAACGTACCGTTAGAATATGTTGTTCTACCTGACCTAAACAAAAAAATCTATCTTCGTTGTTACTATGCTCAACATCTTTCAGTATGATTCTGTTTAAGTCATGAAAGACTTCTTGAGCCTTATAAAAGCTGACTTGGTGCTTTTCAATATTTATTCTATTCTTTTCTTCGTCCCATTCAAAAGTAAGTTTTACTTTATGCATCCATTGTATCATATAATATTATTTACAGCCATATAAATATATGGCTCATTATATTTATCACAGATTTCAGTACGATTCAAATAAACTTATAGATTCATAAATTACGATATGATTTCTAAAATTTGTCTATATCTTAAACCCCTTGAGCGAGTATTGCTTCAAGCTCTTCTTGTTCTATCCTATCCATTATTTTTTGCCATTTTTTTAAATCAATACTGAAGACCCCGTTTTGATCGGTTCGCAATTGTTTTTTTATAATTGGATGTCCAAGTGCTAATCTAACTAATCTGATTAACAAAAATCTTTCCTTCTTTAACAATAAATTTTCTAGATTACCTTTAACTTCTTCTTCTGAAGCAACACCTAAAATAAGATTCTCAATAAAGCCCTTCGTAAACTTTAATATTATTTTGTATTTCCTTTCAATGTCTAAAGAAACTTTAACTTCTGCATAGCCCTCTGAGTGTAAAAATATTTCTTCTATTTGATATTCATACATAACATATTCTCTCGATTAAATTCTTTAAAAATTAACTACCAAATACCACTACGGATACGCCATCAAGTACAGGAAGCAAATTACCGAGTGTGTCAGTTGTAAAAATAATAAATTCAGTAGCAGATCTAGACCTAAAGAACACCTGAAACGGTGCTATGACCTCCGTTCCGCGTGCTAATGCCGGTAATACTAAATAATTACCATCAGGAAAAGGAGTAGCAAACTTCACAACATAAGACCCGTTTGCTCC